AACATCTCCACTAAAAAGAGCTTTTATAAAATTAATAACGCCGGTAAATACATCTTTTAATAAACTAAATTGTGTTTTAACAAAATCTAAGCCTTTATTAAAAGCTCCTACAAACCCGTCGCTTTGAAAGAATTGTATAAAGTTAGTAAATAAATTTTTAAGGAAAAAGATACTTTGATCTATAAAATTTCTAAATCCCTCGAAGTTATCGTAAGCGTATCTAAAGCCTCCGGCTAAAGCAGCAATAGCGGCTATTATGATAGTAACCGGGCTAAATAGTGCAGCGAAAGCACTAGCTAACGATATAACACTAGCTAGAAGTATTCCACCTATAACTACTGCTAAAGCGGTAAAAGCTACTCTAGGGTTAGCTTGGAAAAACTTTTGTATACGATCAAATACCGGCCTTAGTCTATCTCCTAGATCTTGAAAAGCCTTAGTAAGTCTTTTTATAGTGTTTTGTACTTCATCGCTTGTAAAGAAAGATCTAACATTATCTACGAAAGCCTTTAACCCCGGTTGGATCTCTTTAAATTTCTTTTGTATGTTATCTATTGCCTCTAAGAGTAGTGGAGCTAATTTCTGCCCTATCTCTATTTGTAAAACTTGAAATGAGGCTTTTAATTTCTCTAAAACTAATCCTATACCCTGCGACCCCTGCTCAAAAGCGGCGTCGGTTGCTCCAACTGCATTAGCGGCGTTAACAATTTCACTAGCGAATTTATCGGCGCCTTTACCGGTAAGTGTTTGGATAGCGCCTAAAGCCTCTACGGATCCTACATATTCGGCTAAAGGTTTACCGTTAGCCTCCGCTCCCGCTTTAATTATGTCGAAACCCTCTTTAAGATCTCCACCACTTGCTATAAACTCTTCGAAAGACTTTCCGGTTAATTCTGTAAATAATTGTGAAATCTTAGAAGTTGGTTTAGCTAATTCGCTTAATGCTGCTCTTATTTGGGTCATCGCTACGCTTGTAGGAGTACCCGAGGCGGTAAGTGTAGCAACTGCGGCCGTAACATTACCAAACTCTATACCCATAGACGCAGCAATAGGAGCAACGTTAAACATAGCTTTAGATAATTCTTCTACGGTTGTTTTACCACCTTTTACCGCAGTAAATATAATATCGCTTGCCTCTCCTACGCTAATAACATCACTACCGAAAGCGTTTACTACGGTAGTTAAACCGTCCACCGCTATACCTAACTCGGTAGCTCCACCTACGGCTAATTTATTAGCAGTTTCTAGGAAAGTAAATACATTATCCGGCGGTACACCGGCGGAAAGGCTATCGTATAGAGCGGGTATAACGTCTTCCGGTAATCTACCTATCTCTTTAGAAAGTTTTAAAACATCTTTATTTATTTGGTCAAAAGTTTCTTTACTTGTACCCGGTAACAACGTAAAAACTTCGTTCATACCGGTTTCGAAATCTCTAAAAGCAGTAATAGACTTAGTAGCGGCCGCTCCCGCAGCTACACCAATACCGGCGAAGATCTTATTAACCGTATCTCCGGTTTTCTTCATTTCGGCGCCTACATCGCTAAATTTCTTACCGACTTTACCTACGTTACCTAAAAACTTTTTAGTATCTGCTAAAAACGTAAACCTTAATGTTTTCTCTGCGTTAGCCGCCATTATTTATTTTCCTTTATAGATCTCTTAATTAAATTCATCATCTCTTCGCTATAATTTTCTGTAATCTTAGGTACTGCTTTAGCTATTGTTGGCTCGGCTACATAACCTACGTATTTGTTACCCTCCGGGAAATCATCGCTAGATTTCCATAGATCCCCAAACCATTTTTTATACACTCTTCTTTTAAGTTCGCTAGCCGGAAAAAATATACCGGTAGCGTTAGAGCTTACGGATCTTCCTTTAGCTTGTGAGCTATTATAAAAATTTAAAAATTGATATTTTCTACCAAACTCTAAGTTACGTACAAACTTGTTAGTACGCCTTATATCGAGGTAAGCGATACGATCCGTACCACCACCTACATAACCTTTAGCTCCTTGCGTTCTTTTTGGTACCGGCCTACCGTTTACACTCTGCTTTAATGCTTGTGATCTAGTAGCACTTTGTACCTCTTTAGAGATCTCTTTATGAAAGCCTCTTAGCTCTTTCTTAACTTCTTTACCCTGCGATAACTCATTAAGTCCCTTTATAACGTCATTAAGACCCTCGACGGCTAATCCGCCGTCTTTTGCGGTCTTGTATTGAAAGGTTTTAGCCATATTTCTTTTTTTCCTGCTCGGCTCTTTTTTGTAAAGCGTTTTGTAGTGCCAAAAACATTGGTAACGGTAACTCCGCTACTTCCATAGGGTTTAGTCCGGCGGCTAAACTAACTTCGGCTATTAAATCGATATAATAACCGCCGGTTACTCCGGGTCTTCGCCCCCTAAACCGTCTATAGTTGCAACGGTATTTAACCACTTATCGAAATCGTCCGTAACGCCGGTACGCTTACTAGCGCTCCAACATAAATACATTAACTCTTCGAAAGATAATTTTTCTAGCTCGCTAGCCGGTCTTTGACCGAATTTTCTTTCTAAAGCTACGAAGTCGACGGGTCTTAACGTTACTTCTTTTTTTGTACCGTCTTCTAGTACGAGAGTGAGTTGGTGTAATCCCTGTACTAAAGACATTAGCTTGTACTTCTTGTGATCGTTCCGCTTGTTGGGAAACTAACCGAAAAGCTCGCTAATTCTCCTACTCCGTTAGCTACCGGTTGGTGTTGGTTAACCAATACGGATCCGCTATATTTCGGGTTAGTTGCAGATACGGCGTCGCTAGTAGGTTTAATCTCAAAAGTAGTTACGGTACCTAGAAGAGGCCATAGTGTAGCGTCCACTTCGCTAGCTGCGAAATCTTGGTGGAAATCTACGCTTAATGATCCGTCCTTTAGGCCGCCTAATCTACTTTTAAAGGTTTGACCAAAAGCGGTTTCCTCTATTTCGTCGGCGGTAATATCTAGGGTAACACTAGCAACGTGGTCGCTTAGATCCACGCTATTAATTGTTACGCTAGCGTCTGTTAAAACAAACTTAGCCAATTTTTACTCCTTTTTTAACTAAGCTAATTTTAAGTATTGATAATTTCCTTAGTCGTAGTATGACATAGAAAAAGCCGGGCGATTAAACCCGGCTTTTAACGTACGTAATATACTTGGGAGTATTAATTACGATTTTTCAATTCTTTTTCTCGCCTATACATAACCTCGTTACTATCCCCCTCGGTTATATACTTAGGCCTAAAAATTTTATAGCTTGACTTTTTTTCTAATAGATCGTCCGGGCTTATAAAATGTAACCAATCGTTATAAGCGTCTTTCTCTCTATCTCCGTCGGTTTCATATTTACCGTTTAAAAAGTTATCTATCTTTTTTCTAGCGTCTTCCGGGTTACTTGCGGAAACTTCTACTATAAACTCGGTAGTAACTTTTACCTCGTAAACTTTAGATCTACTAAAAATAAAGCTAGCTATATTATTAAATACGTCCATTACTTTACCCCCTCTATGATTACCCAATTTAAAACATCATCTCTAGATGTTTTAAAACCTAATTGATTTAAACCGCTTTCCAACATTTCTTTACGTGTCCAACCTTTAGGAAATTTAAAAGTTGCGTGGCAATAAGTTCTAGGGTCGAAAATATTTTCGCCTCTTTTACCGCTAAACTCAATTTTAAAAGTAGCTTTACCACCTATAAAATCTTCTACGTGAGTTTTTCTACCAACGATTAAAATAAAGTTGCTATCTATTTCTTCAATAGAATTAAATAGATTTACCGCCTCCATTTTAAAAGCTCTTTTACTCATTTAATACCTCCCAAGTATTTATATTATGTACCCATTATAAGCACATAATCACAAATTTAGGGGTATTTTTTTAAGTTTTTTTTATTCGATACCGAAAGTAGCGTGTATATCGAAACTTGGAGTAGTCCCGGAAACTGTATAAGCGAAACGGAAGTAATCGTCTGTTATCGCTCCCGATACTTTCTTGATCTCGCTATTAATAGCGGTTATATCTGTAAACGTCGCTATTGTTGTAGGGCTAGTAAAGCTAGAATTATCATCGCTCTCTAGTGTTATCGTAATAGTAGGGGTACTTGTTCCGCTAACTCCGGTACAATGTACGGCGGCGTAGATGTTTTCGGTGGAGGCTACGGCGCCTAATTGTACTCCGGTACTATTTCCGCTAGCGGTTATTGCGCTATCTATATCAATAGTACCCCTCACAACTTTATCGGTGCTATTTGACTTAGAAATATTAAAAGGTGCGATCTCTCCTACACTTCCTAGTATTTGATAACTAAATAGTTTTGATTTTAAGAAGTAAGCTATATTTCCTACTCCGGCGTCGGGTACAACTGTAACGATTAACTCATTACCAATATTAGCTCCTAATAGAGCGTCCGGTTTTTCACTACCGGCCTCGAAAAATCCGTCGATACTAAGGCTACTATCTTTAAGGCCTCCCAATCTTTCTCTAAAGCCACCACTATTTATAGTTGTAACATCTAACTCGTCTGCGGTAACGTCTAAAGTAATTGCGTTGGTATGTGTGCTTAGATCATATCCACCGATAAATAATTTACCGTCCGTAAATACATACTTAGCCATTATCTACCTCTTTATCTTTAATTTCTTCTACGACTTTTTTTACTTTCTTTAAATTTTCTTTTTTACTTATAGCGGTTATATGTCCGGCTTTTGTAAGTGTGATTATTTTATCTAGATCTTCTAAAGTTATAGTGCTACCCGGCTCTTTACCGTCTATCTTCTTAGATCCTATTATTTTAAATTTTGGCATTTAGCTAGTTCCTTTTGTATACACTTCTAGGCTTATGTTCGCTCCTATTGCGTCTATTCCGTTAAGGTTAACGTCTGCGGCGTAATTGCTTACGCTTGTAATAGTTGCGTCGGTATTATCTAAACCTAGCGTCTTATTATTAAATATAGTCTGTCTTATAGAGCTACTCCCGGCTCCTGTTATATATTGGTCTAATTGATCTTGTGCCGTTCTGCTCTCTGCTCGTTGTACTGCTACTAAAATATCGAAGTTGTATAGATCCGTGCCACGTTGCATAGCTATATTAAACTGTATTGAAGTTGGTAAGACTATTGCTACCGGAAAGTTAATAGAGTAATCCGGTACAACATCGTACACTCGTAAACCGCTAATATTATCGCTTAGGGTTGTTTTAATCCCGTCCCTTACCTCTTGTAAGCTAGCCATTAAGCTATTCCTAGTACGCTAGCTTTACGAAACGGTAGTAGTAATCTAGTTACCTCTCTGTTTTGTTGTACATTAACTACGCCGAAATCTCCTACACCCGCTACGCCTAAAGGTGCATTACGCATAGCGAATAACTCGCTAGCTAACATCTTGCACGCATATTTAATAGGCTCCGGTGTAGTTGCATAACCCCAATTAGCGGTTATTTGTGCGTAGGGTCTATTAGAAGTGTTAGATAAAGGCCACTCGTAAGATCCGTCGCTATTTAGTTGGATAATGTAATAAGGGCTACCCTCAATACCCCCTACTACACCATTAATAGGTAGTAATTTATATTCATCGCTTGGTACGGTTATTTCATAAGTACCGTCGTCATCATCGTCATATTTTACAACCAACCCGGTTGCAGTAGATATATCATCTACGTAAAGTTTAAAAAAATCTTTTGTAAAGTATTCTCTAGCGCTTGTAGATCCGTCGGCGTAAAATTTTCTACCACAAAAAGCGTCTATTTGACGGCTAGCGCCATTAATAGCATTATCTAATAAGTCGTCGTCTGCGGTATCACTATCCGGGATCCCTACAAAAGCCTTTAGATCCGCTTGGGTAATATAACCGTTAATAATTGCCATAGGTTACTTACCTCCTCGGCCTTTACCCTTACCACCTTTAGGTTTACCGCCTTTATAGTGTTTAGGCATTACTACTTCTTAACGACTTTTTTTTCGGCTTTTGGTTTTGCTGATTTATTTTCGATTTTTCCGCCAAGTGCTTTAATTTCTTTTTTAACTTGCTCGGCTCTATCTGCTTTTTTATAAATCTCGTAGTGTTTTAATTCTTTTTTTAAAGCCTCTATTTGTTCTTTTTTCTTAATATCCATAAATCTTATTTCCTATAAGTCTTAGTGTATCGGTTGCCCGATACACTAAAACAATTTTAATTAAAAGGTTGGTGTTACCAATCCTGTTCCGCCAATTACGGAAATACCCGCTGGGTATCTACCGCTTGCGAAAGCAACATAACCATAAACAACTAACTTAGTTGTCAAAGATCCTGCGTTAGTTTCTTCAAACTTAGCAGTAAACATATCTTGCTCGAAGAGTATGTGATCTTCTGCTCTTACTATGTAGATCTCGTCTTGGTTTGTACCTGCTCCAAAGTTAGTAGCGACATTAGCGTCGGTAATAACCGGAATACCCATTAATTGACCAACAACTCCGTAAGAGTTTGTATCTCCAACGCCATAAGCGTTTTGAGGAGCATTACCGTTAGGTAATATTAATGGTCTATTTGAGCTATCAACTCCCGCAGTTAAAAAGCCCCAACGTCTAGGGTGCATAATTATAGCGGTCGCCGGAGCGAAACGATTAGAGTTTACTTGTTGTATTGCGTCTGCAATCTTTGGCATAAGTTCCGCTACTGTAGGGCTAGCGTCTGTATATGCAACGCTATTATTGCCGCTAACTGTAGTTAAACCTAAAGGTTGTCCGGAAGATCCGGAGCCGTTTAACATCAAGTTATCTAATTTTGTATAGTAAGCGCTTGCTAGATCTTGGAAGATAATATCTTCTAGATTAAAGCCCGGTTGTCCGCCACGGTCTAAGGCTTGCTTAGATACGTCTTGTTGTCCTGCGATAGTATCGACGTTCACGGTTAATAGTGTATCGTCCATATCTGTTTCGCTAACTGCGGAGTTTTCGCTAGCTTGTTCTGCTGCGCTTGATCCTGTTGTTATTCTTGAAATTTCTACTTTGTTGCCGAAAGCCGGTAACTCTCTTTTTGGTACTGCTTGATAGAAATTAGCGCCCGCTCTTGCGAGTGGTGCGTAATCGTCGAGCAAGTATTGAGGTACGACCATACCGGTAAAAGCTCCGGTACCGACATCTCTTTTAGAAACTTCTTGGTGTTCTGCTAATCTTTTGTTAGCTTGGTAATCGTTGTTGAATTTAGCATTATACATATCTCCAAAGAAAGAATTTTCGCCACCTTTACGGTACATATCCGGCTCTTTTACTTCCATACGAGTTTCTGTAATATCTTCATCTTCAATGTCTAAAGATTTTCTGCTTTCTTCAACTTCTTTTAGGGTCTTTCTTAAATCTGCGTCTTTTTCGATTTTCTCGTTTAAGTCTTTGATCTCTACTAAAAGCTCGTTAGATCTTTCAATTTTAGCGTCTAACTCTTCGCCTTTTTCCATAGCGTCCATATCCTCAACAAGTTCGTTTAGTTCTGCTGATTTAGCGTCCCTTTCTTCTATTAATTTTTTCAATTTAATATCCTTAAAGTTGCTATTACTTATACTTGTGCGTTAGGTGGATAGGTAATCCGGCGTAACGTCTTAGAGTAACCCGTCTTTTTTCATCTTAATTTTTAAGATTTCTACATCGGGGTTACTTTTAGAGCGCTTATCTTCTTCGCTACTTTCTTGTAACTTATTGATTATTTGCTCTAAAACTTCTACGGCTTTATCGCCACTACGAGCCTCTACTAATTCTTTTTGGTACTCGCTTATATCTAAACCTCTTAATGTAGCGCCCGCCCAACTATTAGCCGGGTATGTAACTACGCTTACATCGAATAATCTTACTTCTTGTACGTCCCTTTTTTCTCCGTCGAAGTCGTCCCTAACTGCTGCGAAAGCGAAAGACATTTCGTTAAGATCGCCCCTCTTCATAGCGGAGGCAACTTCTGCAACGGTTGGGTTATTAGGATCTAAACTAGCCTCTACAAATAATCCGTAGTCGTCTTCTTCTAGTCTTAAAGTACCGCTACTAGATCTAGCTAAAGGTATTCCGTCGTGGTTTACTAAAAATCTAACATCGTCTTGCTCTTGTAAAGTCTTTTTAAAAGCTCCGGGTTTAATGGTTTCGGTGTAAGCTCCTTTACTATCTCTTACACCATACGGTTTATTAAATACACTTGCGTAACCACTAAAGTTATAAGATAATTCCCCGTCTTTATTTTCTCTTATTTCTACATTAGCTAAGCCAAAAGATCGGCTTTCTTTTTCTTTATTCACGTTATTAATCCTAACCTTATTATTTAATATATTAATCGTAGTTGTCATAGATTTAGTATCTATGTCATAAAAATTAGATACTCTACCCTCTTCATCTTGTAATTGTTTTAATTTTCTTCTAGCCCACTCGCCCGCTTGATCCGGGTTAGTCCACGGGTTAGATCCCCACAATAAGAAAGCTACATCGCTAGCTCTCCAAGTATCGGGATCGTTAGGGTTACTTGGCTCTCTATCTAGATCGCTAAGGTGCCTAGCGTGCCACGCGCCCATTAACGAAACTTTAGCCGGGCTTACTTTACCACTACTAACAATAGATCTAGCGTCCCTAATTGTTTTAGGAGTTAATCCGTCGCCCGCTCTATTAAGATTATCTAATCCTCGTTTCATATTTACGATCATAAATTTAGGAGCGGATAAATCTACTTCTCTTACTTCAACTTCTTGATCTATAGACTTCTCTTCTTCTGCCATAGCTATATTAAGTGCGGTTAAGTGTTCTTCCGCCTCTTCGTGGGTCTTATGGCAAGTAATAAGCTCGTCGTTTTCTTCTTTTACTACTGCGTGTCCGTCTTTACAATCCGGGTGATCCATAGAAATATAATAAGGCATTATCTCGGTCTAACGACGGAAATACCGCCCGAAGTGCTTTCACTAATAGCGTATAATTCGTTATCTTGCGGTATTCTCATTTCTAACATTTCGCCATTATCTAGGTGTAAACCGTTACTAGCCGATACGTTACTACCGCCTATATACATTTTATTTGAGTGGTTATTATGTATATAAATATGTTGCTCGAAGTTTTGACTATCTAATATTTTAGTAGCCGTATCGGGTGCAATAGTAAAACTTTCGCTAATCATTTTCTAAATTATTTGGATCGTTCAATATAACTTTAGGGTCGTGTTGATCGTTACCGAGTGGTGTTATGCTTGGATCTACTGCGGCTCCTTGTAATCCTAGGTAGAAGTTATCTCCACCCTCGTATGGCTCTAGATCTAATCTAGATCTAGCCTCGTTAGGTGTCATAAGTCCACTAGATATAGCTACTTGGTACGTTCTTACTCTACTAAATAGATCTCCTCTAGCGTATTCTTCTGTATCTAATCTAACTTGTTGTTTACCCGGTAGAAGAGTGGTTAGTCCGTCTTCTATTCTTCTTATGTACGGTAATAATGTATGTCTAATAAAAGCTAATCCGTTGCTCTCGATGTTGGAGTAAACGTTAGATCCGTCTTTACTTAGGATCAAGTGAGCCGGTACTCTAAATATTCTTGCAACTTCATTAACAATTTGCTCTCTAGCCTCTATTAATTCGTTGCCGGCTCCGGCACTAATAGACTTCCACTTTAAACCGCCGGTTAATACGGCCGGTTTTCTATTTCTATTATGATTAAGTACCCAATTTTCTTGCAAGTATTTAGCTTGCTCGCTTGTTAAATCTCTATCGGTTTCAAGTATGCTACTTGGAGTACCACCCTGCCCGTAAAATTGTGCGATGTGTCTTTCCATAGCTATAGCTAATCCGTACATATTGCCGTTTACTCTTAGAGGGCTTATACCAAGTAAGTTACCCGGGTAAGAAATCCATTTAAAATGTAACATATTTTCATCGGTTAAAGATCTCTTAGCGTTCTTAGTACCAAGTATGTAGGTTTTAACTCCTCCGTGCATTTCTACGGTAACTCTATCACTATGTATAGGTGTAATTGCTATTGGTCGCCCCTGCCTATCACGATCTACGAGGATAAAAGCGTTACCGTGCATTAATAAACTTGTAATAGTTTGGTGTATTACCTCGAATATAGTTTGATTAACGTTAGGTTTATCAAATATTTTAGGTTTCTCTGTATAGATTTTCTTTCCTGCGTCGTATCTTATTGTTTTAATCGGTAAAATACTTATACTATCTGCAATTAATGATATTGCGCTTAATACTGCGCTAATTCCTAGGGCGCTTTTTTCGTTTACTTTTTCTCCGGTAAAGTTGTATAGTCCACCCTCCCGAAGTGATAAGAGATCGCTAAGATTTCCTAAAGCTGCGTCCCTATTTTCTCGATTAAAAAAACTCATCTACTCGTTAAATAACTTCCTACTATTAAAAACATACCGGCAACTACAAAAGATAAGCCGATACTAAACGTATATACACCGTAAATTATAAAGCTAGCGCCTATAACTTCGGTAAGTGTTGTCATAATGTTTTTGTAATTCATAAGTTTATTATAGCTACCGGTGGCTCTTCGTCTATGATCGGTGCGGTTATTCTATCTAACATAATTACCATAGCGATAGCTCCGTCGATTTTTCTTTTAGATCTACCTTTTGATAAACGCCAACCGCTATCCGTAGTCTTTTGTGCGGCGCTTAAAACTTGATCCGTAAACGTAGCAGTTGCTTTATGTATAACTTTTTTATTTACAATTAGATCGTAAGCATTACCGCACGCCGGTACCATACGACTATGACTTTGCGGAAAGTTAACCATAGGTACGCCGTTATCTAATAACACTTGGGCGCTACGTTCAAAAAAGGCGGGATCGTATGCTACTTCTTTTACATTAAATTGTTTACATAACTCTAAGATATAGGCCTCTACTTCTTGAATATCTATAACGTCGTAATCGTCCGGGTGCCATATCTTGGCGTCTAAGATAATCTTATCTTCTTTATTCTTTTGGCCGTGTACTATTGCTACGCTATCGTGGTGTAACGCCATATCTACACCTACATAAGTTTCGGTGTCCGGATCGAATATTACTTCTCCGTTACAATTATCCCACGCAGTAGGAGGCAACCAACTCTCCTCCTCCGTTCTAGTCCATTGGTTTAAGTGGTATCGTTGAAACTCGTTTAATGGTAAGCTCTTAAATCTTCTATTAAGGTTTTCTAAAGGCCACCAATCATTATCTATAGCCGGGTTTACTTTCCTCCATACTTCTTTATCTTCGTGATCTTCTCCCTCTTTAGCGCCGATCCATTTAAAATAAAACTCCGGATCTTCACTCTCTCCGGTTTCCTTTTTTAAACCACGTTGATAAAGTCTTCCGGCTAAGCTATCTAAGTTATACCCGGCCGTAGTAATATTTAGTACTAATCCGTCTTTACGTTTAGCGGTGTTGTTAGATAAAACATAATGTACTCTCTCTTGGTTTATGTTTGCCCACTCGTGGATCTCGTCGGCAATTAAACAACTATTTCTACCACCGTCCGCCGTACCGGCTTTAGCTGCTACACGATAAGCTCGTCCCGGAGCGTTCTTAACTTGTATTTCATTTTCAAACGTATCTACCATTTCACTTAGAAATTTACTTTCATCGCACATAGTTTTCATAGTTCCAAATACTAGGTTTGCTTGTTCATAACTTGCGGCCGCTACTGCAACTAGAGGCGAAGTAACACCGCTACCGAGCAACTCGTATAAACCAATACACGCGGCTAGGGCGGTCTTGCCGTTTCCTTTTGGAAGTCCCACTAAAGCCTCTCTATATCTTCTAGATCCGTCGCTATTCTGTTCGTATAATTCGTAGATTATTGCTTTCTGCCAATCATCTAATTTAAAAGGCTCCCCGAAGAAATCTCCCTCTCCGTGTACGCAGAATTTTTCTATAAATTTAACTACTCTAGCTCCCTTAGTAGGAGGTAGGTTATTCTTCTTCGGTTTTGTTTGCATAGTTACACCAAAAACATAGAGTTACTTTTGAATTAATAGGGTATATATATTCATAACAATTTTTACACTTAATTAGATCTTTACCGCTTTTATTAGTTAAGTTAAATTTTTTATCGTACTCATCACTATTTTTAATCTTAGACATTGTTATTATTCTTCCTCTAAACTATCTAGAAGTAATCGTGGGTCAACTCCCTCGATCTCGTCGTCTGTTAAGAAATCTTGAAGTTGTTTTATACCCATAGCGTTTTCTCCAAAAGCTATACCTAGGCGTTGGCGGCTAAGTGGAGTTAATCCTAATTCTTGCTCTAGCTTTAATATGCTCGTTTCGAGTTTTGTAGTTAGATCTATTAACGGGTTTATCTTAGGTTGCCCCTGCGATCCAACGGATAATAAACCTTTATTACCATTTTTTAAAATAATTCTATTAGCTCTCTCTACTTGGTCGTAGTATTGAAATAATCTATAGAAAGCCGGTAAATCTACTTGTTGAGCAGTACTAGCTAACTCACTATTCCAATAGTTAGTCCAATAGCGCCGGGTATTAGTTAACCATTGTGCTTTTGGCTTAGGTTTTGTAAATTCTGCTCCACCGTGTAGCACTTGGATATTATTATCTCTATGACCGGTCTTTAATTCTGCTTGTTTTGGTATTCTTCCTCTTTTACTCATCGTAATAACCTTACCACTTCCTTATTGTATTTTAATTATACCGTTTTAGTACTGTTGGGGTACACCTTTACATAAAACAACAATAGATCAATATTGTTTAACATACTTTAGATACTGCATAACATAAAACAAAAAAGTTTCGACCAAAAATTGCCTAAAATTCGAGCAGAAAAAAAGTAAGTT